GACATACCCGAAAAGGCCATTCGGCCCCCGGTACATAAAGGCTGCGCGGATGATGTCGTTAACCGCTGCGACAGTCTTGCCAGCACGCCGATGCGCGACGAGGCAGGCCCACCGCTTTGTGCGGTCGTGGAACGGCATGAAAGCCCGTCTAGGGCGATACGGGAGTTCTACCCGCTGCTTCACTCGGGCTTGCCCCAAGTCGCTTCAATCTCAATCTTGCTGCCGTCTGGGCCGCTGTGTTCGTGCCGTGCGAGTTTAGGCACATGGTATTCAAGTAGGTCGCTGAAGCACTTGAACGCCGCCTCTGCGCCCTTCTCTTGGTGTATCTCGTCGAGCCAGCCCTGCAAGCGGTCTGCGTTGCCGTCTACAAAACGAGAGATGGCCTCCCTCGCTGCTTGGGTTGACTTGTTCGGGCTTCCTTTGGGTCTTCCTGCTGGCATACCGGGGTTAATATATCTTGATTGTTTATCTAATGAAACTATCTTTGCCGCTGTTGTCTTGGGTTAACTTACTTGCGCTCCAGTATCTTGACCTTCTTTTCCTCACCGGGGAATACGACGAAGTTGCGGGTTCCGGTGGCGCTCAATCCGCGACTACGACTACCTGCGTCTAGGTACTTGATGCCGGGGATACTAGCGTTTTGTAATTTTTCCGATGCTGTAACTTTCAACGGTTTTTCTGGTGATTCTCTTCCGCCGCGCTGAAGATGAATTCGATACAAATATTCTCCCGTCCAATTTTTCCATTTGCTTTCGTCAGGCGCATTTGGCATGGCGCGTATAGCGGCTTTTACAAACTCTGATTGCTCACTTAACGGTTTTTCCCAATCGAGCATACGGTCTATCATCTCGTCGGGGAGGTCGGCGGTGTAAAGGTTGCCCTTTGATTGATTAAATTTGTCAGCGTTTTTTTCTAACCAATCAGCAGCATCTTTTCTGCCAATTTTGTTCAATGTTTCTGTTTTTTCTTTAATAGTCGTGCCGGTGGACGATTGACTCATTGCATATTTTGCCAATCCTTCTGGCGATTTTTTGTCGGAAAAGTCTTGCACCCATTGACCATTAAAATACACATTGTCTTTGCCCTGAACCGGCACAAATCCACCACCCCCCGTTGAGTAGTGTTGCGCTACGCTGGGGCTTTCAGCAAGGTAAATTCCATACCCGAAAGCCTGCTCCCCCTCACCTGTGCCAATCTTGCTAGCGTTAAACTCGCCCAGCGGGTTGGCCTCCGTTTCGGGGAACCGATGCGGGGTGCCGTGGTAGACATCAAGTTCAGCGATGGGGGCGGTTTTGCGTAGCGCGGCGGCTATCCGCATGGGGTCAACCATCGACCCTGCATACTCACCGGCAGCGCGGGGGCTGGTCATCGCCTGCCGTGCGCGTTCAACCTCGCCTTGTACGAGAGCCTTGCCCGTCTGAACCGGCTGCGTAACGATTGCCTTGCCGATGGTACCGAGGTCTTGGGCGGCTTGGTCTAAGCGAGGGGTTGGGCGGTCGGCGGCTTGGGCGTACTCTGCCGTCGTCATGCGCCCGATGTTGGGGTCGCTCGTAAAGGCTTCGTAGGCAAGTCCACCGACATCCCGTGCGCGGTCTGCGAGGGTATCGACTACCCCGCCACCGAAGTCAGCGGCACGGTCGCGCATCTGCTGGAGGTATTGCAGCGCGGCAGCAACCCGTGACGGTTCCGCTTTCTTCGCCATTATTCGAGGTTTTCGAGTTTGTACTTGAGGCTCGTCACGCCATCCACAACCGCGTCAAACAAGTTAACAAGGTCGGAGTCTTTCGGGAGTGAGCCTTTGATTTCGTCGAGGAAGGTCAGCAGCGACTTCACATACGCCTTCGAGTTGCTGTTCTTGTGGAACTCGACATCGTAGCCCGTGATGATGCCGTAGCGTCCTTGATACGCCTCTGTGTATGCGTCTACAAGGTCAGGGATAGCCTCGTAGTATTTCTGTAGGGCTTTGTGCTGCGCGTAACTCTTTGTAGAAAAGTGCTGAAGGTGCGTGACGGTCGCGCTGTGAAGCATCGTTCCGACAAACAAAGCCGCGTTTTTTTCGTGAGAAGCCATTACTGCCCCCTATGGTACGATAATGCTACTCCTCCCACAGAGAGTTGCAAGCATGACTACTATCTCCGACGAGTACCGCGCCCAGCAGGTTGAACTGCACACCAATCCCAACTATGGCGTGGCTTCCATCGCCTTTGCGCCCATCGTTGCAAAGTTAATCGTGGATAACGGCATCAAGTCGTTGTCCGACTACGGTGCTGGCAAGAAGAACCTGCAACGCGCCCTTGAGCCTGCGGGTATCTCGATTGATTACCGACCCTATGACCCAGCCTTTCCAGAGTACGGCGACCCGCAGGAAGCCGATATGGTTTGCTGCATTGATGTGCTGGAACACATCGAACCTGACCGGCTCGACGCTGTGCTGGATGACCTCGTTCGTATCATGCCGAAATTGGGTTTCTTCAGCGTCCACACGGGGGCGGCTGGCAAGACCCTATCGGACGGGCGCAACGCCCACCTCATCCAAGAGCCTGCCCGTTGGTGGCTCCCCCGCCTCTGTGAGCGGTTCCACATCCACCACCTCCAGCACCATCAACTCATGGGTCAAGGCTTCTGGGTCGTCGTTAGCCGCGCCTGAAGCCACGCAACCGTCTCGGCAGGGTCACGGGCGAGGTACCACATCCCCAGAGGCTCAAACGCGCTCTGGAAGCGTTCCTGACCCCTTCGCAATTTGCCCTTCGGGGTCTTGATTTCGAGGAACGCCGCGAAGCCGGGGGCGGTCACCAGTTTGTCGGGTACGCCTTGACCTGCCTGTCCCAAGTCGTAAACCGTAAATCCTACCGCCCTGACGGCTGCGGTGATGGCGGCATCGTTGGCATCTCGGCGTGCGGCGTAGCGCATCAGAAAGACCCGTCAGCCCATTCGTACCAGAGTTTGTAGGCGCGTACAAATTCCTCCACGCCTTCCCCAAGCAGCATTGCTTTGCCCTGCGGCGGCACGAAGAAAAACCGCGCTATCCGTAGCCCCTCGTCCGTATCCCCGCGCACCACCCACACTTGGAAGTTTGGCGTGGCAGCAAGTGCCTGCAAGGTGCGGCGCAGCCCTTCGGACATCCCCTCACCCTCGCGCTTCCATTCTAGTACGAGAAACTTTCCCTTACGCTCGATGATGCCGTCGATATTGCACGGGCAGGCTTTTGGGTTGTTTGGCAGCAACCCGAGGAATGCGCCGTAATCAATATGCGGCGCATCCCGGTTTTTCATCAGCCGCTCAAACTCCACGGCGTTTTGCGTCGAACATGGCGCGTTGTGGTGATACCCATCCTGCGCGGGTCTTAACCCAACCGCGAGACTTCAGTAGTTCCTCGCCACCGCAAGCACCGCTGCGATGCTGGAGGATGCTCGACGCGCCGAAGAACTTCTGACCGCATTGCTTACAAGTGCGTGTCACTTGCTCCCCCTCGCACGGATGGCGTTAGCGATGTCCCATGCTGCGGCAGATTTGCCGGGGTTGACCAACAAGATGGCGGTGTTGTTTATCTGGCTGTCGGCAATCTTCGCACACGCCTCCCGCTCGGCTGCGGCGACGAGGGCGGCGAAGAGTTCAGTTTTCTGCCAAGCGTCTTCGCTTGCTAGCCCCATAGCGTAGTCAGGGAATCCCGCCTCCCGCGCCATGCGGATGATGTCCTCGCGTGTCATGTGTCCTCCTTCGTAATTCCGTAGAACTTCTCGGCGGCGCGGAAGCCTAACTCAAAGTCCCGCCATCGTCCGTCGATGTCAGGTTTTATGTACGCCTCCGCAATTTGCTCCCTCGTCGCAGGCTCCCGCTTGGCGTCAACAGTCAAGGATTCCTTGACGGTTGGCTCCGGCTCCGGAGCCGCGAGCGCGGCGTAGAGGGCGGCGTAGAAATTGCCGATGTGTTCGCCGCAAATCGACGCCTCTAGCATCTCAAAAGCCACAGCGCGGGGCAGGGTGATGTTGTCGGTCACGGCTTCACCTCTTGCGCCCACAGCATGGCGTTAATGCTCATGTTCCTATCTCCTGCGCCTTTTCGATGAGTCGAATCGCCATCGTGATGTTTTCCTGCTGCGAAACATCCGACTGCATCACATATACAGCGTTAATCATCGCCTCGCCTGCGGTATACATCCGCTCGTAATCGTCGTTCGGGCGACCACCAAACAACTCGTAATCGGGGTCGGCTTCCTGCATCCGTTCACTCGAATCCTCGATTGCAGCGTCCATGTCGGCTACGGTTTTTGTTTGGCACGCTGTCTGCCACGACTTGCCATGCCCGTCGGCGTTTGCCTGTACTTGGTACGCCTTCAACGCATCCCACATATCGTTCGTTGTTAACTTCACGATTGCACCTCTCGCTTTTTGAGTTTGTTCAGACCGCGTTCACCAAAGAGTTGGCGAACCATCGACATCAGGTGCGGGTGACCCAGCACCTCGGCTGCATCGGCTGACCGCAACGCGGCGGCGGTCGAGTCCCGCAGACGCTCCAACGCATCCGCATCAGGGCTGATGGTTAATCGAGCAAGATATGCCTCACAGAGTTTGAGACGGTTCAGCGGAGTCGGCTCCAACTTGTCCCAACCCCTTGCATTCCACGCATCTTGTTCAGCGTGACGGGCGACATCTGCAGCGCGTTGCTTGTCGGTTTTCTCGACCTTCTCGCCAAGTCGAGGTGCGGCTTTTTTATGCAGTTCAAACAGACCCTGATACTGACCTGCAATTGACTGGTCAACGACCGCCTGCTGGTCAGCACCGAAACGCGACAATTTGAGTTTCATCGCGTGTTCGGATGCGGGTTTGATGGTTTTGCGAATGGCTTTGCGGTAAGCCACCCATTGCTCCCAAGCCGCTTCGTCTAGTTCGTGCATAAAAACCTCTCTGTGGTTGGTAGGAACAAGCGTAACTGTTCACGGAGGTTAATGCAACAACTTTAGTTCAGGCTTCTAGGATTTAAGATTTAACTCTGTAGGATTGTTTCGTAAGACCCATGCTCGGAGGACCGGGAAAGGACCCCCCTAACCCCCAAGAACATTGGGAGCCAAGAGAGTCCAACCTATGCCCGTATGGACGCGGTTGTTAGACCCGCCAGACCGTGGTATCCGGTGTCTGGTCGATGATTGAACATCATGTGGGGATTGCACCCACCCCGCCGGTGACAGATGCCCGTATCAAGGGGTCGCGTGGTGGGGTGTTTGACACGACTAGAACAGCCATGTAAATTAACCATCACGCGAGAACAGCATCTCAAGCGTAAGGGCATTCCCCCGCCCGCGTCAAGCCCCCGTTCAGGGGGTTTGTCGTTTCTGGGGTCTAATGCGCTTAACGGCTTTAAGGTAAACGCGCCAAGCGCCAGTAGCCGCCTTGAAAGCCTTTATCCGGGCTTCGCTCCAGTCAGTCGCAGGCCATGCCTTGAATACAGCCCACGCCTTGTCGTAAGCAATTTTGGCGGCTTCTGGGCTGACCATAGGGGTCAGCCGGGGGTAGGCGTAGAATCGGCTGTAATCGGCGGGGTGACGGCTTCTAGCGCCTTCCATTGCCATACCCGCATAGCAGGCAGTTTCCCTGCCTTGACCCACCTGCTTACAGCCGGTCGGCTAACTCCCAGTTTACGGGCTAGGGCGGCTTTGCTACCTGCGACGGCTAGGGCGGCTTGGATGTCCATGAAGCGGTAAGTTAACGATGGTAAAAATAAATGCAAGAGGCTGTTGACATCGGTTAACAGCAAGCGCATCATGGCTCCACGGTCACAAACGACCGGCAACCGGAGCAACAGATATGCGACCCATCCCCCAACACCTGCCCCCAACAATTCGCTGGGCAATCGCAGCAGGTGAATCCAGAGCAGCCCGTGACCTTGCGATGAAGCACGCAAGAGCGCACGCAGACATCCGCGCAGCGTTTGTTACCTGCGCTCGAACCAACCAACGGCTGATGTTCCAAGCCCTACAGATGGCGAGGGCAACAGTATGAAAACCGTTGGCCTGTACCTGTTTTCGTTTGTCATGTTTGCCGCTCTAGTGTGGCTTGCTGTGAGGACTTTTTAATGGACGACTGGCAACAGCAACGCGAGTGCGAGGAACATCGGTACTACACCGAGCCGGTCATCCTCACTTGGACGCAAGCCGATATCGACCGCCACAACGAACTGCGGCGCGAACTTAAACAAATGATTGAGGAAAGCAAATGTCAGACCTTCTAAAAATTAATGTAAACGACCACATCGAAAAAAAAGGCAACCTGTCTTATTTGTCGTGGGCGTGGGCGTGGGCTGAAGTGCTGAAACTCGACCCCGGCGCGTGGTGGAACGCGCACGAATGGGCCGACCGCCCTGCGATGTTCCTGCCGGACGGCACCGCTATGGTCAAGGTGTCGGTCGAGGTGAAGGGTGACACCAAGACTTGCGTCCTGCCGGTGATGGACAACCGGAACCGGGCAATCGTCAACCCCGATGCGTTTGCCGTGAATAGCGCCATCATGCGTTGTCTTACAAAAACCATCGCCATGCACGGGCTTGGGCTTTACATCTATGCAGGCGAGGACTTGCCAGAGTCGGAGAAGGTCGAGCCTAACCCCGAGGTGCTGGCGCAGATTGCGTCTGTGACTGACGCGGCTGCGCTTGTTACCTTGTTCAAATCACTTGACCCCGCCATCCGCGCAGCGCACATGGATGCGTTCAGCGCACGCAAGAAGCAGTTGAGCGACGGGGGTGCGGCGTGAACAAACATCGAGGGGAACGGTGTTGCGGAAATTGCATTTTCTATATCGAGAAAAACGATGACAAAGGATTTTGCGGGTTTGCTTGGCCGCCATATATGAAAGCAAAACGACAACCCGTTTTCGCATACGACCGTTGTGATTTGTACGAAGAATTACCGGATGGACAAGTTCCATTGACAGCATCATTTATTGAAAAGGTATTAAAAATATGATGGAACAGCGTACAGACGACTGGTTTGCGGCAAGGCTTGGCAAGGTCACAGCCTCCCGCGTTGCGGATGTCATTGCCAAGACCAAGACCGGCTATGGCGCAGGTCGCGCTAATTATATGGCTGACCTTGTGGTTGAGCGCCTGACGGGTCAGAAGGCATCCTCGTTCAGCAATGCAGCGATGGAATGGGGGACGGAGCAGGAGCCGAACGCCAAAGCCGCCTACGCCGCCAAGACCGGGATACTGGTTGAGGAGGTAGGCTTCATTGACCACCCGACCGTTGCGATGTCTGGTGCCAGCCCTGACGGGTTTGCCGAGGAGGGTTTAGTAGAAATCAAATGCCCGAACACCGCTACTCATCTGGAATACATCTTCGACGGCAAGCCGCCGCAGAAGTATGTGACGCAGATGCAATGGCAGATGGCGTGTGCCGGTAAGCCGTGGTGCGACTTCGCATCCTTCGACCCGCGTCTTCCCGAGCGGCTGCAACTGTTAGTCGTGCGCGTCCCGCGTGATGACGACTACATCAAGATGCTTGAGCAGGAAGTGACCATTTTCCTGCAAGAGTTGGACGACAAACTTAACAAACTGGAAAAGGTGACCCTGTGAACAAGCAGTATGACAACAACAACCGTGGCGTTTTGTTTAAGAACGATAAGCGCGGCAACGAAAAAGCCCCCGATTATCGCGGCTCTGCCGTTCTTAACAATATCGACCTCAACATCAGCGCGTGGATTAAGCGCAGCAGTAAAACCGGCGATGCCTTCATGTCCCTCAAGTTCGAGCCGAAGCAGGCTGCGCGTCCTAAAACGATGGCAGAGCAAAACCCCGAGAAGTTTAACGACGATGAGGATTTGCCGTTTTGAAAATCTTCATCGGATACGATAGCCGCGAGGACATCGCATACGAGGTGGCTCGTGCGTCCATTCTGGAACACATGGAGGCAGAGGTTGTCGCGCTTCGACTAGATGACCTCCGTGAGATGGGGATGTACTGGCGCGAACCAGACCCGTTTTCATCCACGGAGTTTAGTTTCAGCCGGTTCCTTGTGCCTGCGCTCTGCAACTTCAGAGGCAATGCTTTGTTCATGGACTGTGACTTTCTAGTGCGGCACAGTCTGAAGCCGTTGCTCGACTTCAACAATCCTGATGTTGCCGTGTGGTGTGTCCAACACGACTACAAGCCCACATCCCTGACAAAGATGGACGGGCAGGTACAGCGCCAATACCCGCGCAAAAACTGGTCGTCGTTTATGTGGTTCAATTGCAGCCATCCGTCAATGGGTGGGCTGACACCCGAAATCGTGAACAGCGAAACCGGGATGTATCTGCACAGATTTATGTGGGTAAACGACCGGCACATTGGTGCGTTGCCGCCGACCTTTAATTACTTGGAGGGCTGGCACACACGGGCGCAGGTTCCTGACCCGACCTGCGTGCATTTCACCGAGGGTGGCCCATGGTTCGATGAATACCAGAATGTTGAATACGCCTACGAATGGAAGCAATGGGCTGGACGGGTGAGGGCATCCGAGCGATGAAACGCATATTCCCCCGAGGCACCAGACCGGACGCTATGGCATCTGTCGTGGCGCGTATGGTGTCCAACCTTGACCCGCTCAAGACATGGGCGGTTGAGGTTACGGAGTGGAAGAAGCCGCGCACCAACCAACAGAACAAATTCCTGTGGGGTGTTTGTTATCCCTGCATTTTAGAGGGCGGTGGCGAGGCGTTGCGCGGATGGACACGCGATGACCTGCACGATTACTTTCTGGGCGAGTGTTTTGGATGGGAGACGCTAGAGGGGTTTGGCAGGAAGCGCCTGCGACCGCTCAAGCGTTCCTCTGCGCTCGACAAACAAGAGTTCAGCGATTACTTGCTGTTCCTTGAAACAAAGTGCCTTGATATGGGCATCGTGATACCGGAGCCGTCGTATGAAACTGCGTAAAGAAGCCCGAGGGCGAGGCTGCATGGTGCGTATTCCCGAGGTGTGCAACCACAACAGCGAGACAACCGTGCTGGCGCACTACCGGCTTGCCGGGGTATCTGGCATAGGCATGAAGTCGCCCGACATCCTTGGCGCATGGGCCTGTAGCGCGTGCCACGATGCTATCGACCGTCGAGCGCATACCGACCTCGACCGGGACTATGTGCGCCTGTTGCACCTTGAAGGCATGGCGCGAACCCTCGCACAATTGAACAGGGAGGGACTACTGTGACCTTTATGGTAGACACGCCGTACACCCCGGCGTACATCCGCAACGAATTCCTATATGACCACCAGACGGGCAGCGGGGAGTTTACCCCCTGCACCATCTTCGGGTTTCGCGCCGAACCCGCCCGAGTACCCATGTTTAGCGTTATGGCGGCCTGTGGGGCGCAATGGGCGAGGGTGCCTATCCATGCCCTTGTGTCGAAGCCATGCCCTCCAATGGCTTTAGAACTCGCCTGCTGGTGGGACTCGTTTAGCCGCCATGCCGAGGTGCGTGAAATGGAGTTTCTGCGGGGTCACCGTGTCCGCGCCCGTGGCAGGGACGGAGTGTGGAGGCCGGGGGTCTACCTGTTCAGCATCTTCTGGCACAACGGGGGATGGTCGGAGGTCAGCGACCAGAGCAAAGACCACCACATCATTCGACTGGAGGCTGGGCCGCTTATCGCCTACCCCAACAACAAACTGCATTGGGTTGACCCGAGCCACCTGTCGGGCGACCCGCCGCGAGATTGGAAGTCACCGTCACAGTCCTACAGCGTGGAGGCACTATGGTTAGATGGTTCGTCAACTGGTTCCGCAACATAAAGTTACGCAGGCACCACGAATGGAGCCGCGTCCCAAAGCCTAATTGGGCGTGCAGCCGAGGCTACCGAGACACTTGGTAAACGGCTGGCGAGTCGTCTAACGGTCGGACAACGGACTTTGACTCCGTGAATGAAGGTTCGATTCCTTCCTCGCCATCACACCCTGCGCTCAAAGTGCGGCACATCCTTAAATGACTTCCAGAACCCGCCCCATTGGTTCTTGGGGTTCAGGCTCTGCCAATACTCACCGACCGGAGTAAGCGCCGGGATGTCGTAGGTCAGTTTGCCGTCGCGGAAGAAATTTAAGTCGATGGCGCACCGCTTGAGGTGGATGCTGTTCATCGTCTTGGAGCGGCCCGTCTTGACATAGATGGCTTGCTGTTCCGGGGTACGGGCAAGTTCACCGCCCGTCACGACAAAGCCCAACTCGGTCGCCTTGTTGATGAGTTTGGCGACATCCAGCAGGAACGCCGCCTGTTCTGCTACGAGACTCACTTGATAGCCTCCTTGAGTGCGTCGGTCTTGTCCTTGCTCGACTGACTGCTACCAAAGTAGTACGAGACAACCTGCGTAGCGACCGCAGACAACACGCCCAAGATGTAGATGAGGATGTCCTTGCGGCTAGGGTCAATCGGACTCGCTTGGAACAGCACGATGCCAAAGAGCGTAAAGGTGATGCCAAGCAAACCAAGCGCCAAAATCGGCGTGATGAGTTTGTTTAGCAGCGGTGCCTTGTCGGAGGTGACAATCTGCGTCTCGCGCACCCGCGCATCGTTGGTGTCCTTCAGGCGCATCTCAAGTTCTGCGAGGTCAAGTTTGTCCTCTTCCAGACGCAACTTGAGCAGTTCTTCCTCATGCTCCATCTGGGCAATCTGTACCCGCGCCAAGTCCTCGGGGGACATATCGGGCTTTAGTTCAACGCCCAACTTCTCCTCGACGACCTTCTTGCCCTTTGCCAGCACAGCGTTAGCAACGAGGTTAAGCCCGTTGCCAAGCAACGGCGTTAGGATGGCTTGTAGCGCGGCAGGTATCACTTGTCCTTCTCCTTCTGTTCAAGCAGTTTGACCCGCATCTGTAGGTCATAAATCTTGTCAAGCAGTTCTTCTTTCTGACGCTGACGACGCTCTGCCGAAACAGGGCTGTCGGTCGGCACACCCTCCGGCGTGATAAGCGCAGGCATCTGACCCTCAATCTTGGTCAGACGGGTGCTGAAGGATGTGACCTGCCCCAGAAGCCATGCGATGCAGGCAATCAGGACGGGAACCAGCATCTTCATTATCTCGCCGAAGTTCACAGAACTGGCCCCCTCTTTCGTCACTTAATGGACTCCAAGAACATCATCGTCACCGT